ATCGATCGAGCCCGTGCTGTTGTTGCTGACGTAGTACCAGTAAACAAGGCTGTTCAGCCGGTCATGCACGCTAGCGACGGTCTGCTTGTGCGACGGGTTCTGGTCACGGAAGAACGCGTTCTTCACCGAGTCACCGATCGGCGTCGGGCGCGTGCCATCGAACATGTAGAAGTTGTCGTTACCGAGGAACAGATGAGCCGTTCCGATCGATACGACAGCCTCTTGGCACGGTGCGCCGATCTGGTTCGAAATCAGGTTGAACGCCCAAATGATCGGCGGCCCCTGAAACGTCCCGTAATACATGGACGCCTCTTTGTAGACCACGATGTCAGGACCGAGCCCGCGCCCTGCCCTGATGTCGCCCGGCGTGTCGATAATCCGACCATTCGCGCTCTGCGTGGCTTGGCTCGGCGTCCACACAGTCTGATCGAACAGGCCCGAGTTCCACCAGCCATCCGGGCGCGTTCCGAACGTCGGATCGACCGTGTTGAACAGGAACACGAAGCCCGCCACCACTTCAACGATGGCGGCCTTCGGAGCGCCCGGAATGTCCTCAAACGCGCCCGTAATGCTCTGTTGCAGCACGTCTGCGCCGTTCGTCGCAACCGTCACGTTGCCGAACTGAGCGAAGCGCCATGTGCCTGCGCTAGACGTCGTGTATGGGGTCGAACGGGATACGTCGACCCATGCGCCCGTGACTTCCTCGAACAGCTTCGTCTGCGTCCCGACAATCAGGCGCTTCGTGTTGTCCAGCTTGACGATGGTCGCACCGCCGAGCACCTTCGATTCAAGCGCAGGCATGCCAGCACTGATCGCGCTAGGCGCCGCACGCATGCCCTTGATCGACGGCACCATGTTCGCGCAGTCGAGCACTACACCTGGCGTCGTGCTGTCCAAATCAGGCGCATAGCCGATCAGCTTTGCCATTTAGATGTTCCTCATCGCCAGTGACGAGCCGGAATGCTGGCTATCACAGTCGTTCTGTTGAAGATCGGCGATCGCCGTGTCGAGTGCAGCCTTCCAGCCGGCGACGCGCTCGTCGTTCTTGATGAACGCCTCAGCCTCAACCAGCGACGCATACAGATAGATGTCCGGCGCGTCTTCAAGCAGCCAATTCGACGTGTTCGTGTCGCTCAACGGCTCGATGTCTTGGTAGTAGTGCACCGTCAGCTTTGCGCCGCTCGTCTTCGTCAGCAGCCAGATCTTGTCGCCAACGATTGAGTACTTGTTCGCGCAGTCGAATTTCTCAAGGCACGCATCAGCAGTGTCTTCTGAGATGAAATCGAGCCGATGATTGCCGTACGTCAGCCTGATCGCCTCGTTGTAATCGCCTGGCAGCGTCACGAAGTTCGTCGTTGGCGTGACAGAGAACGAGGTCCGCATCTGGCGCACCTTCAGCCGGCGATTCAGGCGCACTTCAGCGAGCGCGATGAAGTCGGCCGCCGAGTCTTGCAGGTTGTTGCGCTTCAGCCAACGGCCGATCGACGCCTGAAGGTCGTCATAGGATGCGAATGGCATTTAGATGCGTCCTGTCCAGATGCGGAAGCCCGACAGATCCGGATCGCGCAGCATGGCCGCGACGTGATCCGTGTTCTGCATGAATTCCGCGAAGGTGATGCCGCGCGTGTTGCAGTACGTCTCGACCACGACGGCCGGGAAGGTGGCTGCATGCCGCATCTCGTTCGAGCCGACGATGCCCTCATTGCGCAAAGCCGTCGTCGTGTCGAGAATGGGTTCGCAGTCTTGGATGCGCTCGACGGCCGTCGTGTCCGTTTCCGGGATGTAGTGAAATCGAGTGCCGACTTGCATCAGCTATCCTCAAGCGGCGAGACTTGAACCAGACCGGCCGCCGACACTTGAATGGCGGCGATAGTCGGCGCTCCTGCGACGGCCAAGACGACTGAATCGCCCGGCTGGATGAGGATGTCGCCCGCGACCGCAGTCGCGCCCATCTTCACGTATGCCGCGGCAGTGGCAGCCACGCGGATGTATTTCGGTTTCGTGCCGTTCACGCAGTTCGGAATCGACGCGCTCGCCGACGCCGCGCCGGTCGTGATCGTCACGCCGGTTGCGAAAATCTGCATCTTGGACATTGGCTTTCCCAAAGAAAAAGGGCGACCCGAAGGCCGCCCTTGTTTGCTACGAAACTACGTCAGATCAGAGAAGGTCACGCACAGCAGCGCTTGCTTTCTCTTGGCCTGCCTCAAGCGTGTACTCGACGAGCAGTTGGCGCCTCTCAGCGTCGCCGGTCTTGGCGAGTTCGTTCGTCATCATCGGACGCAGGAACGCCGTTTTCCAGCGGCCGAGTTCCAGTACGAACGCGGTACGCGCGCGCTGGAAGCGGTTCGGCACAGCCTTGATCGTGCCGAAGTCGCTGATGTAGACGTCGACCGCAGCCGTCACGGTCTTGTCTTCGCCCTTGTCGAAGCGGGTCGACGATCCGGTGAAGGTCGAGAACGTCTGCTTCTGCGTGCCGCCAAGCATGATGACGTTAGGGTTGCCACCCTGCGCCCATGCCAACTGAATCACGTTCTTCAGCTGCGCTTCGGTGAACGCGCGCGCGGTGCCGTCGACAGCAGCCGTGTTCGTGTTGTAGTTCGGAGCCACGCCGGTCGCGCCGAGGTCGTTGTTCGTTGCAACCCATCCTTCGAGGCCACGCAGCTGACGCGCAACCGAAGCGGTTCCGGTAACGGTCGTCGAGTTCTGCGTCAGCGCCGTTTCCATGTCGCGCTTGAGTTCGAGGCCCTTGAGCGACAGTTGGTACGCGAGTTCGTTCTTGCGGCCGGCCGGGTCCATGCCCGATTGTTGCGTGCCCGACACGATGATCGTCTTCGTGCTGATCTGCGTGCGGTTGTTCAGGCGAACGGTCGGCGTCACGGCAGCAGCGGCAGCGTCGTCACCTTCGACCGCTGCGTTGTTGGCAGCCGATGCGAGGTCTTGGGTCTGCCATTCGTGCAGCGTGTTCGTCGCCTTGCCCTTGCCGATGCCGGACATGAAGGGCGTATCGGTCGGCGCGATACGGTAGATGACGTCCGTGAGGTCTTCACGGTTGCCGATGGCTTGGTACGTCTGGAAGGTATTCGAGGGTACGGTCATTTCTGATCCTTAGAGGAATTGCATTAGCGCAGCGGCGCCTGCATCCACGCTTCCGGTCTGCTTCAGTCGCCTCATGGCTTCTGTGCGCCCGTCGCCCGGTTTCACGCCCGTACCGGGCTTCTCCACCTTCGCGGGCAGCTTGCCGACCTTCTGCGCAGCTTGCGCTTGCTGCTTCATGAGTTCGTCGTACCGGCGCGCCTTGTCCGCGACCACCAACAGGCGGTGATCGTTGATGCCGTTGAGTTCGCTAGCATCGAAGCCCGACGTTTTCGTCAGGTATTCGGTGATAGCCTTCGCCCCTTCGGCGGCCTTTGCCGGGTCTTTCCAATCCGGGAGAGCGTCGCGCAACTTGCGACCTTCCTCGTCGATGCGCACCTGTGCTTGTTGCGCCGCCTCGGTCTGCTGCTGCTGCGTCAGGTAGGCTTGCGCCGCCTGCGCTTGCTGCAACTGCACCGCGCGTTGCTCGAACACGTGTCGCTGACGCATGTATTCATGCGGATCGTTTGCAAGCAGATGCTCCCAATTGGGCTGCTCTGCCTGCATGAGCGCTTGCATTTGCGGTACGAAAGTGTCCAGAACCTGCTTGAGCTGCGCCCTTTCCTGTTGGAGTGGGGCGCGCTCCGCTTCAGCCTGCTTTCGTAGCGCTGCCGCCTCTTCGAAGCGCTTGTTTGCCGCGGCAGACTTCTGTGCCTCCGCGATCAACTCAGCCTTCGTGAGAGTGCGCTCTTCGCCGTCGACCTTGATGACGTACTTTTCTTCTTCCGGCGTTTCCGGTTGGGCTTCTTCGGGTTGGGCTTCAACTTCCTCGCCGCCCTCATCGCCGCCTTCCTCGCTCGTTTCCGAACCGTCGACCATCTCAGACAGACGACTCAAAATGTCATCGTCAAAACCGCCTTCGTTGCCCTGGGTGTCAGCGCCCGATTGGGTAGCTTCGTCCATGCGTTACCTCAAAGAAAAAGCCCGCTGGATCGCTCCTAGCGGGCTTGGTTGAAATGGGTTGGTGTTACTTG